AGTCAGCGCCGGCAGTATCACCGTAGAATATGACGTGAAGGCCCTTACCTGATTCACCGAGTTTAAGATTCTTGCCGGCGGCGCTAACCTCTTGAATGAACAGGTCTGTAGCGTCGGCATACATCTTGAAGTCACCGGCATTAGACGTTCCAGTGCCGAACAGAATCTCGACATCATCGTTGAGGCTGATTGCGGCGCCACCGGTTAACAGAAGCATATCGGCTGCTTCGGCCCAGTACATATCGGCACCGGCGGTTTCGCCGTAGAATATTACCTGCATACCCTCGCCGCTGGAACCAATTCTTATCTCTTCGCCCGAACCTGTGATGTTGAGACGCGTGGTATCCCACGACATTTCAATATCAGGCGAGGCAGCAGTGTTGCCGAAGGCAAGAACGGCGCTGTCGAGGAAGCCGAGAGTGTTCTCTGAGGAATCCCAGTGAACATCGGTGCTTGCCGATGCGCCGTGAAGAATCAGGTCGGTCGCTACAGACGAACCGAAGTCTACGATGTCATTCGCAGCGGCAGCGTCAATCAGAAGATTACCGGCAGATGTATCATAATGTAACACGAAGTCATTGGAAGCGCCAAACCTTAACTCTTCATCATCGTCCATCGAGATATTACCGATGTTCAGGGCGCCCGAGATTGCAAGCGTCCCCGTTATTGCGATATTGCCGACAACGTCAATCGTGCTGTTGGTATTGTCCCAGGCGAGGTAGGCGTCGGCATCGGAGCCGAAATACAGGCGAGCATCGTCATCGAGTCGCAGGTCAACGTCAACCATATCCATCCGGGAATTGTCTTCGTCCCAGAAGATGTAGTTGCCGGCGTCCTCAGTCATCCAATACATATCGAACCCGGCGCCCGTGGCACCAAAGTCGAGTCTCAAGTTATCCCCCAGAATCCTGAGAACGTCTGAGGCCCCGATGTACTGAATAGTCATATCGTTGCTCGTACCGAACCGCAGGAGAGAGTCATCGTCGAGGTCAAGGTTGACATCAATGAAATCAACCAGCGAATTAGACTCGTCGAAGAAAACGTAGTCACCTGTGGCTTCGGTGTACCAGTAAACGTCCATGCCCTCATCGTCCGCTCCGATAGTGAGTCTTTCACCAGAGCCGGTCAGGATGAGATTGTTGGGCGAACCAGCGGTTACGCCAAGTGTGAAGTCGTTACTATCGCCGAGCCTGATAAGGTCGCCGTCGCCAAGGTCAAGGTCGGCATTATCGAACACAAGGGCGCCTACGGAGTCGGCACCGCCGTCCAAGTCCCATTTCATCAGGTTCGTTACCGCGGTATTGCCGATGAACTCGACATCGTAGGTATATGCAGCAGCACCTATTCTGAGTACGCTGTCTGCTGCGGCGCTCAAGGCAAGTCTCGACTGGTCCCACTGCAATACGGCATCGGACGAACCTCCCATAGTGATTGCGTTGTCATCGCCAAGGGTGAGTGCCGTGCCTGTGATAACACCGGCAGATGTGATTGCCCATGTATCGCTTGTTCCCTGGATGTCATCGCTGGCCTGAGCGGATGTAATCTGAATAGAGGCCGCTGTGCCTGCGTCGGTAATCTCAAGGCAATGAACGTCTGAGCCCGTATCGTCGTTGTCGAGCAACAGAAGCTGTCCGTCGGTGCCGACATAGCCATCGGTCGCTTCAATCTCAACGCCGGCGGTCAGGGTACCGTCTATAGTAACCTTGGAGCCGATGTTGACAACAGCATCCAAAGAACCCGGACCAATCCCTGACATGCCGGCAGGTGACCACACTGAACCGTTGTAAGTCATCAAGACGTTATCCGTTGTATTGTAATATGCGTCGCCCTCTACCGCAGCGCCGCCGTTTCTACGGTCAGCTAAATAATCTACAGCCGTAGCGAAAACGCCCGGAAGGATGTAATTGTCGTGAACATTTTTTCCTTTTATAGCCATTTGAAATTACTCCTTTGTAACATGTGTTTAGTGAATTCCTTCCCAACGAAGCACACACCAAGACAAGCATCGCATAAAAAGTCAGGTGAGATGTTTTTACACACCTCACCCGACCGCCCTGGAAAGGAAAGCGTATGAAATTCGAGATTAACTTTCGGCGATGTCATACCCCTTTGCCTGGCGATAAGGGTCGAAGCAAACCAGATTCACATAGTGAACCGCGGAGGCAAACTTGTTGTCCCCGGTATGGCTTTGAATCAGTGTGTTTCCACCATCGCCGAGTACCCAGTGAAGGGGACTGTTTTCGCAGAACGCAAAGTCGGACGTGTTCATCATAAACATCGTACCCTTGGGACAGGCGCCGAGTGAAGTCAGAATCAACTGCCAGTCACCAAGCTGGATTCCCATTCTTTTACGACCGCCGATGAAGTCCATCGGGCCGACGTTATTGAACCGCCTGTCATCCTTTTTGTTGAGGAAGTAGCGGTTCTCCGCCTTCGGAGTCGTCAAAAGCAGGTTCGGCTGGCCCTGGCGACTGAACTGCATATCCATCTGAAGCTCCAGAAGGTTGTCTTCGGTGAGTTCGGCATCGGCATAATCCTTTGTCAAGCTCTGGAGATTGCCGTAACTCGTTCGAAGCAGATCCCAAATGTATGTGTAGTTAGTCGTGGTTTCCGAATTGTTCACACCGTCCGAAATGAGATTTGATATGCCGTTAATCGCTCGGTTGTCCGCAAACAGGACCGCCGAAGTTCCGGCAGCGCCATAGGTTCCTTCACGGAAGAAAAAGTCACCTACAGCCAAATCAAGTGTACCGCCAGCGGCGTAAGCCGAGCCAGTGGAGTCGGTCAATACGAGTACGGCTGTACCGTTAGCCAAGTCCCTCGATGTTTCGCTGGCTACAATGAACGTTGTCAGGTCGGAACCGGAGTTGTTATGCCCGTCGCTGTTGAGTCCGGCTGAATCGAATGTTCCTGATTCGAGTCTCGCACCAACCGGCATATACATACTGGCGAAATAAGGCGCCAGCGGGAAACCGTCATTGGTCACTGTAATCGACGAGCCGGAAATCCCAGAAACTCTGCCGACATAGCCGCTCCTGTCGCCCATTATCAGGGAGTCGAAGAAATTCTTGTACGCCCGCATATTGGTCTGGAAGGAATCCGTTACTACATCGACGGCGGATTTTATGCCTGAGTTGGCGGCCGCGATAACGGGGCCGGTCAGCGCGATATAGGCATTCAGGAACTTGACATTTTCCGTCATCTGCTTGCCCTTAACCGGCACGTTCTCAACCCAGTTTCCGCCTTCGGCAATAAGGCCAACGCCTTCCGCTCTTTGTGTGTGAGCGCGGTGAACAATATGATTGCCGCCGCCGGGGATGAGGTCGGTCCTGGTCTGAATCAACTCGCTGAACCGAGTGTCATCGTAGGCCGTCTTCTGCATTGTCGGAAGATAGACCTTGTTCAACAAGCCGTCCAGACTCGTTGAGTTAGTTAAATTTGATATGGTCGTTGCCATTTTTTATATACTCCTTAAACCTGACGCTGTGTGCCCGCCAAAAACTCTCTCACGTTGGCGTCAAGGTTTTGCATTGAAAATTTGCCTTTATCTACGGGAGGGGGAGGCGTAAGGCTGCCTACTCCCGGTGCAATGGGATTAACGACCGCCGTTTTAATCGTTGGATTGGCTTTCTTGATGGCCTTGAGGGTTGCATCGCCGCCAGCCTTAAAAATGGACTGAACGAACTGGTCGAATTTAGGGGCGACTTGCTGTGCTGCGTATCTGTATCCATCCTTGGTGAAAGCCTTTTCCCTGCCGATTCGACGGGCAAGGTGTCCAGCGGCAATCTCCGTTCCGCCAATATATAGTCCTTCTGCTATTTCACGGACGTCTTCCGGTATTACGGATTTCACGTCCGATCTGAATGTTTCTTTCGTCACATTCATCGTTGCGGTCAGGAGATTATTGAGTTCGTTGTTCTCCATTGTTTGATTTATATTCTGGTTCGCTTGGACCACATCCATTATCACATCCAATGCCGCGCTCATATCTTCTTTGTATAGTGCGTCGGTAACGGCCCCTTCACGATTGAGCCTGTTGCGGAAGTTGATAATCTTTTGGTCAAGTGGAATTTGTGGCGTAGTAGGCTCGGGAGTCTGCGTGGTTGCGGGGACGGCAGGCGTTCTTGCCCTGATAAGATCGTCAACGGTGATAAGACCGCTTCTCAACTGTTCTGCCGTGTCGCTGTCAGGGTCTACACCCAACTTGATTAACGTCGTTCTAAGATTGGCGTTGTCCTGGCTTATGCGGTGCATCGTCGCTTCGTCTACTACTTCGGCGTGTTTTGTTTCATCGACTTTGGTGTCCGGTGCCGCTGGCGGTTCACCTGGTGCATCGGTCGCTGCCGGTGGTGTGGTAGCGCCTGTACTCTCGTCTGATAGCGAATTAAGCTGGTTTGCTATGTTCACCGCCAAGTTTTCCAGTGTGTTCGCGGTTCCAGCGCCGCCGCCTGCGGGGGGGTCGTTGGCCGTAACTACTTCTGCATTTGCTTGAGTTGTCGGTTTCATTTTAACTACTCCTTTGTGATGTATCGTTATGGACGTCGGATTAGTCCTTCGATGAGGATTTCTCGCTCGCCCGTTTTTCCTTTGATGATTCCAGGTCTTCTCTTTTGATTTGGCCGGTCATATGCTTTACCTTTGCGTTCGCCATAATTCAATCTTCGCCCAAATAAAGTTCCAAAGTTTTTTCCACCGCCAGAACAAATGGACCACGAGCCAAACGAAAAAGGCAATGGTCAAAATTATGATGTAAAAATGCCTCTGCCCGGCATCCAGGGCCATCTGGCTTATAGTCATCTGCTCCTTCAAGCTGTTGAGTATTAAATCGAACAAAGTCAGGCCGACACCAAAGACTACCAATCCATAAAAAGCGATTTTGCCTTTTTTCATTCCCTTAAATCCCGAATCCAATTGATAAGCAACCAGACAAAAAACACATTCGAAGGTAAGGATAAAATCAAAAGAATACTCAATGCAATTATCGTAAAAATACTCATCGATTACTCCTTTGCCGGCAGGCCGCGAAGCCCCCGGATAATATTTTCGATTTTGAGATAGTCCTCCGGCTTGACCAATTTAGACTTTACCTCCTCTAATTTGGCCATAAGCTTATCCCACTCGGCAGGAAACGCCTTCTTGAACTCCTCGATACCCAAGACGGACGAGGAGGCAATGGTATTGTACATCTTGGCTTCCGATTGAGCTTCGATTAGCTGAGGCTTAAGTATGCGATACACAGTGACGATTCCGCCCGCTAAAGTAACAAAGGGTGTCAGCCACGGCAGAAAAGTGGATGCGACGGCCCCCAGCGTAATAGCTCCCTCTACCGGCTGTTCGATTTTAGCAAGGGCATTCGGGTCTACGCTAACTTCCTTTTTGCCTGTTACCGGATTCGTAGAGGTTATGCACCCGGCAAAAATCAGAAGGAAAATTGACAAAAAACCTAAGACAATAATTGACTTTGTGATTGATTTGCGGTTCATGTTAAACTCCTTTGTGATGTATCGTTATGGACGTCGGATTAGTCCTTCGATGAGGATTTCTCGCTCGCCCGTTTTTCCTTTGATGATTCCAGGTCTTCTCTTTTGATTTGGCCGGTCATAATGGCTTGCTGTAACTGCTGTGCCGATAGAATCGCAGAATGGGCGTCCCAGTGCGCTTTCATAGCATTCGCAATCATTATCATGCCTGGATCGCCAGTGGCTAAATACTCGAAGAATTTGTCTTTTATGTCATTGCCATGTTCGATTATGTGAACGTCGTGGTTGTCGAAAGTATTGGGAACTGGCAGGTAGATTTGCTCAAGCATTTCTTCGCTTATTTCCATCCCGGGACTTTGTGCCTGTTGTACCATCTGTTGATATTGCATTACAGGCGTCTGGAACTCCTTCTTTGCGAACGCCACATCCTTTGCATCGTCTTTGAGGAGGTTATCCATGCCGCCGATGTCAATGACTTCGAGGAATCTTTTTTTAACCCTCGGGTCTTGAGGATTGAACATTCCTGTCTGAAGTAGTCCCATAGCCATTTCACGCTCGATGGCCTTGCTGACCGGCATGGACGAACCGCTTCGTACAACTACGTTGAAATTATTATTGTATGACTCCGGGTCGAACTCGAACAGGGTCCACTGATTGTCCTTGCCGACTATATTTAAGGTTCTCTTCTTGTAGTTTGCAAAGGCCACAGACAGCAATTGGGTCATTGCCCTCTCATCTTTCCTGTCCATCTCGTTGATGATAGGCGAATGCTGTGTCTGGGTGGCTTCCTGTAGTAAGGCAATACCGACACCGGACTTGGGGCCTCCGGCCGGACGCTTGCCCTGTGCTACCTGTGGGAAGCTGAAAACATCGTTCAAATCCTCAACGATGGTAGCGGCGTAAATAAATAATTGACTGGAAACGGCTACGCCCGCTTCTCTATGTGGCTCGTAAGGGCCGTCATATTCAACGAACAGGCCGACTTTATTGTCCATCTGGCCTATATTTATCTTGCCCCCTCGCGGTATTTTCCACAAACCACCACCGAGAACTGCCGTGTTCTCTTTAATTAGTGAATGTATATCATTGAGCTCGTCCTGAAGCGGCCTTGCCTGTGATATCCTGCTCGCTGTGCCGGCAACGGCTTTGTCGGCACCCAGCATATCGTAGACGGTAAAAGGCACTTCGCCATGAGGATATTGCTCGATGGGATACGGTTCGTTCTGTAAAACAAAACCCGAATCAAGGCCAGCCATAACAGCAAAAATGCCAAGCGGATAGTTATTGTCCCTCACTTGCCAAAGTTCGTAGATCATAACCTGACGTTCGTTATCGCCCATTTCCTCAATGTCCGGCTTCACCGTGTCGCCAGCAATTTCATTAGCGAAACGGGAGAACTCATTGAAAATCTTCATCTCGAACTGGTTTTCAAGGCTGTTGGTTGGGTCAATGTACTCGGATTCGGGTATTTGAAGTGCTTTCTCTTCTCCGAATCGAATCTTTATTTCGCTCAGGTTCATCGGTCTTGGATGTATTATCCAGGGTAAATGGTCGGTGTCCGCACGCCAGTCCCAAATCAGTTCGTTGGTCGGTGTATGCTTACTGAGTGCTTCGCCCTGATAGACAGGTGCGCCCGGGGCCATTGAAGGTTCGTGTCCTTCCTGCTCTGGTTCGGGATTGTGGCCGATGACTTTATAGAACGGGTCCCAATACTGCTTGCGGAAAGCGATAGAGGCAATATCGTACCAGATTATGATCCGCCCTCTTTGTTGGTCGAAATTGTTTATTCTCCGCAGATAGCCAGCCATCTTTTCGCCGGCAATAGCCGTGGCCCTGTCGTTGGCGTCTGTGGTATCAGGCACTACATCGAACTTGGGCGGAACCTTGGTCGCCATAGCGACATCGTTGCGAACCGCAGGGCCTATCTTATTGACGGTACAGGAGAATGGGCCTTTGCCCCCTGCAACTAAAGTCCCGCCCCGCATTCCGACGTACTGATGACCGGCCAGGTAAGCGATATTGGCGTTCCACTCGGTTATTCTATCGCGCCTGAAGGGATTAAACGTCTTTACCCTTGACCGTATAATCTCTTTGACAGCCTCATCGGATGGAGTTGCGGAACTACTCGCTCCCGTTTCCAGGTTCGCTGGTTTTGGTTTGAATTCCTGTGGTGGCATAAGGGTGCCTTAATGATTCTATAATTCCTTCTTCGGCGTTGATTCGATGTGTCGTATTACAGCCAAAGCAAGTCATGACCATACTTTTTGTGAAGATTTCCGCGTATCGACCTTTTCTAAAATGAAGTATCCAATTGCCCTCGCTGATAATTCTGTCGCAAAGCCTGGAGTGGCATTGAGGACACCTGATTTTGATGCGTTTAGACTCGAACGAACTCTTTATCGGGTTCTCTGGCATATTGGCTTCCCTCGCTCTTTTTGACAGGCGATGATATTGTAACTCTGACGCTCCCGGCGGCACATTCAATTTCGTTCATCTGTTCCAGGAGTTTCTTTTTTCTCGTAGTTATTGACGCTGCCTTCAATGTAAGCCAGCAACGTCTGAAAAACGCTTCGTTCTCATTCATACTCTCACGAACTTTCCTTTCTTTCCAGGCAGCGGCTTGTTCTTAGCCAGCAGATACCGCTTGTGGGCCAAGTCTTCCTCTTGAGGGTTATAATGCTCAATTTCCTGTCTCGGGGCTTGTGGACGCAGTGAGCAGCCGTGTAGGGCCAGCATAGCGGCCATCACGGTGTCGTCAAAGAAGCCCTCTCCGGCCCCCATCTTCCTCTTGTCCTCGACATAAACGTAATTGCAAAACTCGTTCAGAAGAATCCCGTCGTGAAATATGACTTGAGGCCCGTCAGGATTTTCCATCAAAGCCTTTGTCTGATGTACCAGAAGGTGCTTATCGGCTTCCGTTGTGCAGATACCGTATTTACTTGAAACCGTAGGGTCTTCATCGAGGACCTGTTTTCTTCGATAAAGATTGCCATAGCCGTAAACCTCAATTAAGTTATCGACGTAAGCGTTTCCGGGGTGCCTTGTCTCAGGAACGATGAATGCTGTGTTGTAATATCGACCCAAGGCGTTAGCAACTTCTGAACCTTTGACTGTTGTTATCCGCTTGCTTCTGAGCCAGGCGACCTCTTCGAAGGGCATCCGATTACTGAAAACCTTTAGTGAAGTATAGTCCGCCCCGAAACCTGTCGCTGCGTCTATGCCCAAAGTATATTTTGTATCCGGTTCCGGGTGGTGGTAGATAGTAACCAAATCCGGCCTGTGCTTATCCAGGGGTGTTGCAAGTATGA